ATTTCCTGTTGAGTCCTACAAGAAGTGGTATCGCACAAGTGGCATAGACGATAATAGTGGTGCATGGACAGAAATTGCTACAGCAGCGGATTTGGAAGCCGCTGCCGTATCTGATTACATTCAGTTCAAGATTGCGTTTGATATCATGGGCGAAATCTGCGTTCCAACCCGCATATACTCTATTGCTTGTTTGTATGAAGATTCTTCTCAAGATTCTCGTTATCAACCATCGCTTGCCAAATCTTCTACTGCAAGCAAGATATTTGCGTGGAGACAGGTTGCTGCATGGAACACAACTATTCCAAATCTACGAGTTCGTCTATACGACGCAAACACAAACAATCTATTGTTGGACGATAGCGTTACTGCTTCCACTTACGGAACATGGCAATACTCCACAGACGGAACCAACTGGAACTCTTGGAGCACCAGTGCAGACGCGGTAGGTAACTACATTCGTTACACCGCTACAGGATTTGGTGTTAGCGGTGTAACTGTTCGGGCACTACTAACACAGGCATAATATGGACGATATAATCTTTGAATCTGCTTATTTCTTTTTTGAAATGCCTGTTGCGGCAGGTAGTGTGGCAGCATTTGAAGCGGATTCTAGTTACTATACATTAAGACTAGCACTTCCTGAAAGAATCAGTATAGGATAATTTTATATGTCTAATTTCCCAAATTCACCAACTCCCGGTGTTACAACACACACAATAGGTAATAAAACTTGGTTGTGGAATGGTACTGCTTGGGTTATTCAGGGTGGTTCTTCAGTGTATGTAACATCTGTTGATATAGATACTTTGGGACAAATATTAGTTTCATATTCAAATAATAATGTAGTAAATCTTGGTGATGTAATAGAACTCAATGATCCAAATTATCCAGTGGATGGTGGAAATTTTGATTTAGATGGTGGAGAATTTTAAAAGGAAATTGATATGTCAGAAGTAAATTATAGTGAAACAGTTATTGTTCCTCTTCTTCAAAAGAAATACCAGGAATTGATTAATTCAAATTTAATTCTGGAAGTCAATCTTTTAGTGGAGAGAGAAAAGAACAAAAAAATTTCATTAGAACTAGAAGAATTAAAAAATAAACTAGAAAAACAAGGAAAACGAAGTAAAAAGGGTGATATTACAGAAGATGGCGGAAGTTATTAAAGTTATAAATATAAAGAAGAAACATATAAAATAGGAAATACCTATGGCAGTAATTAAGATTAAAAGAGGCACTACAGACCCAACAGCAGCAAATGTAACTAATTTGGGAGAATTGGCAGCAAATACCAGTACTCCTAAACTCTTTATTAAGACTGCAAACGATAGTGCTACTACGCCTGTTTGGATTGGTGCCACAATTGAATCTTCTCCTAGCGATTGGACATCTGCTACAAAATTAGCAACACAAAGTGCAATTAATACCACCTTTATGCCAAAATCAGGTGGTACTTTTACTTCCGATGTTTCTCTTTCTGGTGGTGCGGATATTCGATTTGTTGAAACTGGTGGCGGTTCTGATTATGTTGCTTTCCAAGCCCCAGCCTCAATAGCATCCTCAGTTACTTGGACTCTTCCTTCTGCAGATGGTTCAAATGGTTTTTTCTTATCAACAAATGGTTCCGGAACATTATCTTGGGCTTCTCCGGGAACTGCTACTAGTGCTACAAATCTTGCTGGTGGTGCAGCAGGTTCTGTTCCTTATCAAACCGCTAGCGGTACAACAACATTTTTAGCAGATCCTGATGTTGCAGGACCAATTTTAACTTATAACAACTCTACAAACGCACCAGAATGGAAGGCAGGAACAGGTACAGGCGATCCTGTAAGAGCCACTTCTCCAACATTAACTACACCAACACTAGGTGTTGCAACAGCAACCAGTGTAAATAAAGTTGCTATAACTGCTCCTGCTACATCTGCAACATTAACAATTGCTGATGGAAAGACACTAACAGCAAGCAATACATTAACCTTTACAGGCACTGATACTTCCTCTGTTGCCTTTGGTGGAGGTGGTACAGTTGCTTATACTGCAAATAAATTATCAGCATTTGCTGCAACAACATCTTCAGAACTTGCTGGTGTTATTTCTGATGAAACTGGAACTGGTGCTTTAGTATTTGGAACTTCTCCATCATTCACCACATCTATTGCTACAGGAAGCACTACAATTGGAGTATTTGACTCAACAGCAACTACAGTAGATGCTTTTGGTGCAGCAACCACATTAAATCTAGGACATGATGGTGCAGCAACGGCAACAACCAATATCAATGTTGCTACTACAAACAACAAAACCGTAAATATCGCTACAGGAGCAGCAGGAAATAGATTTGTTAATTTAGCAACAGGTGGAACGGCTGGCAATAGAACTGTAGCAGTTTTAAGTTTATCATCTTTCAACGAAGATTTTTCTGTAGTTGGTCAACCAGTAAGTACAAATATTCTTGTTGGTGTAAATTTAGATACTAATACTGGTACAGTTAATATAGGTACTGGAGCAACTGGTACTACAGAGAGTATGAACATTAACATTGGTACTTCTGATAAGGGAACTACAACTGTTAATAACAATTTAGTTGTTTCTGGAAATTTCACAGTTAACGGAACAACAACAAACATCAATACAACAAATCTAGTTGTAGAAGATAAGAATATAATAATTGCTGATGTTGCTACACCAACAGATGTAACTGCAGATGGTGCAGGTATTACTGTTAAAGGAACATCCGATAAAACACTTAACTGGGTTGATTCAACAGATGCATGGACATCTTCAGAACACTTTAATCTTCTAACTGGTAAAGCATACTACATCAACGGCACATCTGTACTAAATGCAACAACACTCGGATCTGCAGTCGTAACTTCTTCTCTTACTACTGTTGGTGCTCTTGCATCCGGTAGCATTGCTTCAGGTTTCACAGCAATCAATGTTGTCGATTTGATCAATATAACTTCTTTGAATATTGATGCTGGAACAGAAACAACCACAATAATCGGTGGTGATCTTCTAATAGTTGATGACGGAGCAAACGGAACAAATAGAAAAGTCACAGTTGACAATTTATTTGGTTCAAATAGCACAGCAACTGTAGATGGTGGTACTTATTGATCTGACTAAATAGATGTGAGGTTTTTAGATAATGGCGACAGTAAAAGTAAAAAGAAGACATACTACAGGTGGTACTGCAAGCATAGTAGACGGTGAATTATCTGTAAATAGTTTTGATAAAAAAATATTCATAGGCAACGGTTCTACTGCAGTTGAAATTGCAAACCAATTAGGCTATAGCACTATAGCAACTGTTGGTACAATCACAACTGGTACATGGAATGCTAACACTATAGCAACATTATATGGTGGTACAGGACTCACCTCATTTACATCTGGTGGATTGGTATATGCATCTTCAACTTCTGCATTAACAACAGGAACTGTTTTTGACATTGATAGTACAGCCAATTCATACAGAATTAATATTGCATCAGGAGCAACACCAAAGACAACTCAAGAATTTAAAGTAAGTGAAACTGCATTCAATTCTTCAGCAGCAATTGGTGTTTATACTGATGTTTCTGATAATCCTCCAGGATCTCTTGGACAAGCTTATGTAAACTTAACAAGTACAACAGGTACAGATTCACAAATAATCTTATCATCTGGATCAGGATCAGTTACTTTTGCTGGTGGTGCAACTCCACTTTCATTAACGGCAACTCCAAGTTTATGGGGGTCTGGTGTTGGTGTTCTTTATTGTATTGATGATGCAATAGATCCTTATATTATTTTTGGTGATGATGGAACAAATAATTCAACAAGTATAATAATAACCGATACTTTGAGTGCAATGACAGTAACAGCAACAACATTACAGATAAATACATCAACTCCTGCAGTTGGTGAATTTTTAGAATGTTTAGACTCATCAGGAACCACTGCATGGGCAAGACAACAATCATTTAGACACTTAACTGGTGGAACTGGTAATGAATTAAAATATTTACATTGCGATTATTGTACTGGTGGTACAGCATCGGCTTCTGCTGCTTCAAACACTCTTGTATATTATATACCATTTACAATATATGGTCCAGGAAACACATCTGTAAAAGCAGCATTACAAAGTACATCTACTACAGTTGGTGCTAGTCCCGGAACAGTAACTGTAAAAATATATGGTGCATCTGATACAACAGGAAATCCAACAGGTAGTTCTTTATATGATTTAGGAACTATAACATTAACAAATTCAACAAATACTGCATTTATAGGAGATACTACAGTTTCATTGCCACCGGGTCACTATTGGATTGGGTACAAATTTAGTGCTTCTGTTCCTGTTTTAAGAAGAGTTCAAATTGAACAAGGTAGGAATTATAGAACTGCAGGCGGAGAAGTTCGATCTGGAACTAACTATGTATTTCATGCATTTACAGAAACCGTGGCATCGGGATCAACTGCACCCTCATCAGTAGGTACAATAACTGAAGTAAATTCTACATCTTTAAATACTACAATTCCATCAATATACTTGCAGGTTCAATAATATGAAGATGATAATTACAAATTTGGATGGTTCAATTACTGAAATAGATGAAAGAGTTTTTTCTTTAGTCAAAGAAAATCAATTAAATGCTGTAAGATCTAGGGCTATGGAATTAATATTAGATTTTGCACCAGAGTATAAGCAAAGAAATGCTGCATTAGGATTATTGTCACAACAAGAAACCGATGCAATTAAAAATCATATACAAACAATACGAACACAATCAAACCAAAAAGAAGCAGCAATTGAAGCAATTACTTGGAATGGGCAAGAATCAACCAGAAAAGCAGCATGTGATGCTGTAGAAGAAATATACTGGAACTGACTTGACATTTTTGTTTGTGAGGTTATAATTTCATCATGTTAAAAATCTACAAGTTATACCCTGAAGTAAAGACACCAAAGAAAGCAACTGCACAGTCTGCGTGTTTCGACTTACATGCTTATCTTGGTCAACCTCTCTATGAAGTAAAAGGTTACTGTGCAAATAATAGAGAATGTGTAGCAAGAATTACAGAATCAAAAGAAGAAAATCGTTATATTGCTATTGATCCCGGTCAGAGACTTTTAGTTCCGACTGGGATTATTTTTGATATTCCTGAAGGATTTTCTGTAAGAATCCATGCTCGCTCTGGACTTTCATTTAAACAAGGTTTGGTTATGGCAAATGCACAAGGAATTATTGATTCTGATTATGTTGAAGAATCTAGAATCATGCTGCATAATATTTCAAATGAAAAACTTTTTGTGCATCACGGTGATAGAATTGCACAAGCAGAACTTGTAAAGTGTGAAACTTATGATATACTAGAGACAACTGATAAGCCAATACAAAAAACAGATCGTAATGGTGGTTTTGGTTCTACTGGAGTTTCATTATGACAAAACAAGAATTATTAGACAATCATGTTCATCTTTGTGATACTGCTCGTGAATTGATGAAGAAAAAGAATGCAGATTATGCAGGTCGCTCTGGAAGCGAACCATTTGCTAACTTTACTCGCGTAGAGTCGATGGGTATTTGCTCAACTGAGCGTGGTATGCTTGTTCGACTTACAGATAAAATGAGTCGTCTTTCTTCATTTGTAGAATCTGGTAAAATGGAAGTTGCAAATGAATCATTTGAGGATACAATAGTTGATGTAATCAATTATATGGTTCTTCTACACTCATATGTCAAGGATAAGAATGCCAAAGTTTGAAGTTCTTCTCGGTGATAATCGTGAGATACTAAACACTCTTCCTGAGTGTTCTATTAATACTTGCGTAACATCACCTCCATATTTTGCTCTTCGTGATTATCATAATGATGATCAGATCGGTGCAGAAGATACGCCAGAAGAGTATGTAAACGAAATGGTCAAGGTATTCCAAGGTGTAAAGAGAGTCCTTCGTGATGATGGTACTCTATGGTTGAACATTGGTGATACTTTTGGAAAAAATAAGAACCTTTTGGGTGTTCCTTGGTTGGTTGCTTTTGCTTTGCAAAAGGACGGTTGGATTCTACGCAGTGATATTGTTTGGCACAAGACAAATCCAATGCCCGAAAGTGTTAAGGATCGTCCTACACGATCACACGAATATTTCTTTTTATTTGCAAAAAACAAAAATTATTATTATGATATTGAATCTACTAAGACCACTGCAAAGCATCCTGAAGATAAAAGAACACAAAACGGTCATAAAAGAAAGACAAAAGAATGGCAAGAACAAACTGGTCTTTCTGCACATTCAGGATTTGATAAGAAATATGAAACTGCAAACTTGCGTGATGTTTGGAGCATTGCTACCAATACATACAAGGGAGCACACTTTGCAACATTCCCATTGGATTTGATCAAGCCTTGCGTCGTAGCAGGCTGTCCGGTGGGAGGAACTGTTCTTGATCCATTCTCCGGTTCAGGAACTACAGGGATAGTATCTTGCATGAATGATAGAAATTATTTGGGAATTGAGTTGAACCCCGAATACCATGCACTATCATACAAGCGTTATGCAGAAGAGATATCCCCACTCACTACTATAATGGAATGAATGAATTTTATACACATGTTTCTGTCCGTGGTAACTCTATTCTGTACACGGGTTACAAGAATGGTAAGAGAGTAAGAGAGAAGGTCAAGTTCTCTCCCACTCTTTATGTTCCAGCAGGACCAGATCAGATTAAGACCACTCCTTGGAGAACTCTGGACAATCTTCCAGTTGTTCCTTTTGAGTTTGATTCTATTTCTGATTGCAGAGAAATGATTGAAGAATACAAGGATGTTCAGGGTTATCAAATCTATGGTAACACTGATTATCAATATCAATTTATTGGTGATCGTTTTCCAAATCTAGAGTATGATCCAAACACTCTGAAGGTTTGTTATCTTGATATTGAAACACAGTGTGAGGATGGATTCCCAACCGTAGAGAAAGCAGATCAAAAGGTTAATATTATTACTGTTCGTTTCCTACAACAAGGTAAGGAAACAATTCATACTTATTGTCTTGGTAGAGCAAAGCCTGTTCAGAACAATCATATGGTATTTGAGTATGATTCCGAAAAAGAAATGCTTCAAGCGTTTATTGAACAATGGAAGTATTATGATTTTGATATCATTACCGGATGGAACATTCAGTTCTTCGATATTCCTTATCTTGTAAATCGCATTACAAACCTATTTGGTGATGGTGAAGCAGGTAAACTTTCTCCTTGGGGTATTGTTAAGCCTCGTAAGGTTTACATCATGCAGAGAGAACAAATTGCTTATGATCTCTTGGGTGTTTCTATTCTAGATTACCTTGATCTCTACAAGAAGTTTACATTCGTAACTCAAGAGTCTTATAGTCTCAATCATATTTCATATGCGGAACTTGGTGAGAAGAAAGCATCATTCGAGGGGTTCGATGGCATTCTTGACATGTATACACGAGACTTTCAGAAGTTTGTTCAATATAATGTCAAGGATGTTGATCTTGTCGTCAAACTTGAACAGAAACTTAAACTTCTTGAACTAGCACTTGCTCTTGCTTATTCTGCAAAAGTAAATCTAATTGATGTGTTTTCTCAAGTTCGAACTTGGGATACAATCATCTATCATTATCTGAATGCAAAAAAGATTGTAATTCCACAGAAGAACATTGAAGAAAAGGATACTGCATTCGTTGGTGCATATGTAAAGGAACCTCAAGTTGGTATGCATAAATGGATTGTTTCTTTCGACTTGGATTCTCTTTATCCACATCTCATCATGCAGTACAACATCTCACCTGAAATGAAGCACGAAATGGGTAAGCGTGGTACTCTTCGACCGGAAGATGTTCTATATCCCAACAGTGAAGAATCAAAGAAGCAATTCCTACAACTAACAGATCATCAGACTACAATCCGTGAAAAGAATCTTAGCATGGCTGCAAATGGTGTCTACTTCAAGAAAGACAAGCAGGGATTCCTAGCAGAACTCATGGAAACCATGTACAAAGAACGCAAGATGTACAAGGAGAAGATGTTGGACTCGAAGCGTAGGTTGAAGAATGAAAAGAATCTGAGTAAGGAAGAAGAGCAGAAAATTAAATTTGATATTAGTAAGTATCACAACTTTCAGTTGGTTCGAAAGATTCAATTGAATTCAGCCTTCGGTGCTGTAGGTAATCAATACTTCCGTTATTATGATCTTGATCTTGCAGAAGCAATTACTGTATCTGGTCAACTGTCTATTCGTTGGATTGAGAATGCTTTGAATGTTTTCCTTAACAAGAACATTGGAACCACGGGAGTTGATTATGTTATTGCATCAGATACAGACTCTGTTTATCTCTGCCTTGATAAACTAGTGGAGAAGTCTTTCAAAGGCAGTGTGCCTGATAATGAGAAGGTAGTTAAGTTCTTGGACAAAGCATGTAATGAGATCATCAATCCATTTATTGAAAAGAAGTATAATGAACTTGCAGAAATCATGAATGCATATGATCAAAAGATGCATATGAAGCGCGAGTCGATCTCCAGTAAGGGTATCTGGACTGCAAAGAAACGATACATGTTGAATGTAATGATGGGTGAGGACAATGTGCTTCTGAAAGAACCAGAGATGAAGATCATGGGTATTGAAACAACCCGTTCTTCAACTCCACAAATTGTCCGTGATGGTTTGAAGAAAGCAATTCATATTATTATGAATTCCGACGAAGATGCTTTGATTTCTTTTAAAGATGAATTTAAGAATCAATTTATCACTTCTCCTGTGGAAGCGATTGCATTTCCACGAGGGTGCAATGGGGTAAATGAATATTCTGATTCTTCGAGTATTTACAAGAAGTCTACACCTATTGCTGTGAAGGGTGCATTGTTATTCAATCATTATATCAAAAAGCACAAATTAACAAAGAAGTATTCTGTAATTAAAGATGGCGAAAAGGTCAAGTTTGTTTATTTGAAAACACCAAATCCAATTGGTGAACATGTCATTTCGTTTACAAATACTTTACCAAAAGAACTTGAACTGCATAACTATATTGACTACAATAAGCAGTTCGAAAAGAGCTTTATAGAACCTCTCTCTACTATCGTTAAGGTCATAGGTTGGGATCTTGAGAGAAGGACAACATTGGAGAGTTTATTCATATGAAAGAGAATGAATTAGTAGAATATCTTCAGCAACTAGTTAAGAATCGTCTTCTTGATCTTGAGAGTTATATCAATAGATCTCAAAAAGATAAGAAAGCAAGTTTAGATTATTACAATGAATTGATTGAAGAAAGAAAGAAATGTCGTGAAGCGTCGTACATGTTGGAAAAAGCGGTTCAAGCAGGAATTATTTGAGAAAGGATTAATATGGGATTTATTGATGATATTATTAAGTCTTCTGGTAATGAGTATGCAGGACTAGTTGAGGATGGTCTTGAAGGAAGCGATGTAAAAGGATTTGTTGATACTGGTTCTTTTGCATTCAATGCTCTAGTCTCAGGTTCGCTTTATGGTGGTATTCCTGACAACAAGATCATTGCTCTAGCAGGTGAGTCTGCAACTGGTAAGACTTATTTCTCAATTGGTATCGTGAAGAAGTTTCTTGAGGATCGCAAGGATGGTATTGTTCTTTACTTTGATACAGAGCAAGCAGTTACTTCTGATATGTTTATCAGTCGTGGTGTTAACTCTAAGCAAGTTGCTGTGTTCCCTGTAGCAACTATTGAAGAGTTCCGTCTACAACTTATCAAGATTCTCGACAAGTATATGGAGCAATCAAAGGAAGATCGTAAGCCAATGATGGTTGTTCTAGACTCACTTGGTATGTTGTCAACCAGTAAGGAAATGGCAGATACTGCAGAGGGTAAGGAAGTTCGTGATATGACCCGTTCACAGGTTATCAAGAGCACCTTCCGCGTACTTACTCTTAAGTTAGGTAAGGCTGGTATTCCTCTACTAATGACTAATCACACCTATGATGTTGTTGGTTCTTATGTTCCAACCAAGGAAATGTCAGGTGGTTCTGGTCTAAAGTATGCTGCTTCTACCATTGTTTATCTTTCAAAGAAGAAGGATAAGAATTCAGAAGGACAGGTAGTTGGCAACATTATTCACTGCAAGTTATACAAGAGTCGTCTTACTAAGGAAAACCAGATGGTAGATGTTAAGTTAAACTACGATAGTGGTTTAAATAAGTACTACGGACTTGTTGACTTGGCTCTGAAGCATGGTATATTCAAGAAGGTTTCAACCCGTATTGAACTTCCAGATGGTAGCAAGGCATTCGAGAAGAACCTCATCGAAGAGCCAGAGAAGTATTTTACCAAGGAAGTAATGGAAAAACTCGAAGCAGCGGTTGCAGTCGAGTTCAAGTACGGAGCAGGAGCAAGCGAACAAGAAACCGAAGAATGAATTCTATTGTTGAAAAAGTAATTCTAGAAAATCTTCTTTACAACGAGAATTATACTAGAAAGGTTGTACCATTCCTAAAGGATGAGTACTTCCAAACAAAAGAAGATAAAGTCATCTATAAGACTATATCTGAATTTGTCTCTAAGTATAACAAACTTCCCACTAAAGAAGCACTACTGGTAGATCTTTCTAATAACAAGAATCTAACTCAACAAGAGTATGATTCTATGTTGCAGAAAATTAACGACTACTCAACCTCTGAACAGGATGAGCAGTGGCTTGTGAATGAGACAGAAAAGTTCTGCAAGGATAAAGCAATCTATAATGCAATCCTTGAATCAATTCATATCATAGATGGAAAGTCACAAACACATACAAAGGAAGCACTTCCATCCATTCTTTCTGATGCTTTAGCAGTATCTTTTGATACAAATATCGGTCACGATTATATCAAGGATTCAGAAAAGCGATATGAATTCTATCATACGGTAGAAAAGAAGATTCCATTTGATTTGGAGTTCTTCAATGATATTACGAAGGGAGGAGTTGCTACAAAAACTCTAAACATCGTAATCGCAGGTACTGGTGTTGGTAAGTCTCTATTCCTCTGTCACCAAGCAGCAAATTGTTTGATACAAAACAAGAATGTATTGTACATCACCTGTGAGATGGCAGAAGAAAGAATTGCAGAGCGTATCGATGCCAACATCATGGATATTACAATTGATGAACTAAAATCTTTACCAAAGCAAGTCTATGCAAAGAAGTTATTCAATGCAACTAGAGGAGTTACTGGTAAACTTATCATCAAGGAATATCCAACTGCAACTGCACATGTGAATCACTTCAGATATCTTGTCAATGAGTTGAAACTCAAGAAGAAGTTTGTTCCTGATATCATCTTTATTGATTATCTGAACATTTGTGCATCTGCTCGTATGAAGCAGGGTGGTTCTGTGAATTCCTATACTTACATCAAGTCGATTGCAGAAGAACTTCGTGGTCTTGCAGTTGAACTTGGTGTTCCGGTGTTCTCTGCAACTCAGGTGAATCGTGAAGGTTACAACAATACTGATTTCGGTCTTGAGAATACTTCAGAGTCATTTGGTTTGCCAGCAACAGCAGATTTCATGTTTGCAATTATTGCAACTGAAGAACTTGATAAGAGAAATCAAGTCATGGTTAAGCAGTTGAAGAATCGTTATAATGATCTTGCGAGTAATCGTAAGTTTGTTATTGGTATCAATCGTGCAAAGATGAAACTATACAACCTTGATGCATCAGCACAAGATGGATTGACTGGAACTGGAGAGGATGAAGATGTTGGGTCGGAAGGACATGATAATAAGTACACTTCCAAATTTAGTGTTCGTAAATTTAAAAAATCAGAAGATTGGACAAATTAAGGAGATACTATGGCAGAAGAAATTACAATGAAGCAAGTTCAGTTTATAGGTGATAATGATACTCGCACAGTAGAGCAGCGTTTAGCAGCATTACCAAATATTCGTGATGAAGAACTTCCAGAGTGGCGTGAATGGGCAAAGTATAACTTTCCAAATGCAAGATAATGTCTTTGATTATTGATAAAAAATTCATTAACATGGTTTCTCCCATGCTTCCAAAGTTTGCTTGGAAGAAAGAGAATCTTGCAAATTGCAGATGTCCTATCTGTGGTGATTCAAAGAAGAATAAGAGCAAGGCTAGAGGATTCTTCTTTGCAAAGAACAACGATATGTTTTAT